TTATGATAGTAGTTATTTTCCCGTTCATCGAGTTTTCAGCTATAAACTGACCCCAAGATAAACCAGAAACATCAATACCATGTAACGAAGTACGTTTTGCGAACTCCGCTGCAGCAATATTGTCACTAATCATAGATTTGGAAGGATTAGTTTGCACACCAAGATCGGACATTATTTTCATATATTCAGAATAAACTTCCGAATTAAAAATAACGAGATCGTCTCCGAGTATTTCATAATCTTCATACCATTTAGTGTATGGAAAAAGCCGTCTAGCAATCACTTGTAAAATCAAATGATGCGTTAACGCTAACATCGCGAAAGATGAATAACATCCCATTGGTTGACCACATCCGTATTTAACTGATTTAAGGCCTTCTGGTGTATATGAATTAGTACCAATAATATGATAAGATCTATTTACAATAAGATCAGCCCAAGTTGTTCCGAAATCCGATCCAAAGATACTAGTAAGAATACCTTCTTGCAAAGCAATTGGTAATCTATCTGTAGCTGCGGAAAGATCAACAGAATAACCTTTACCAAAATGAAGAGATTTAACTCTAATTCTGGCGAAAGCTGCATCCTGATCAAATGTTCCATCATTAGGTAATTTGGCGAGGAAAGCAAAAAGTAGTTTATGTAAAGGTTTCAATAGAGACTGAGTCCATATATCCACAATTGCAATTACTCTTAATTTTCCTGCTGCTTCTGGTAAGAAACTAAGTTTCGCAGAAACAATATCCTCTAATTCTCGGTTTTGTGGAGAAAATACCACTTTAGAACCAGTTCTTTCGAAAGAAGGAATAGGAGCTAAATTAAGCATTTTCTGCCAACCCCAAATTTTGTAATCAAAAACTGTATTACGAATTTGTTCTTCAGAAAACATATCATTGAAATAATCTCTAATGAGGTTATTTTCACGATTGTCTTCAGTAAGAAGAGAAGTGAGTTTATCATTACTACAGAAACGGCTTATTCCAGTAAGTTCACCAATAACTCTAACAGCTAAACCAGCATAAATGCTTGGATTTAGAGTAGAATTAGTTAATGAACAATATCTTTCATAAGCTTTAAAAGTTTCAATTTCTTTAAGAAGGGCTAAAGCATCTAATAATACGCCTTGAAAGGCTATTTTAGTGTTTGGACCTCCCGCGAGAGATTTAACTAGAGTAGTAGCAGCCAAATTTTCTAATTTAAGATCATGAAACCATGATGAATTCTTATTAAAATGGAATCCTATTAAATTATGTACTTCATATACAAGAGAAATTACAGAATCTTCATTACCCATAAATTTATCAGTAATAGTTTCTAATTTTAATTTTCTAGGTGCTTCAAGCACTCTATAAATA